TGCCAAGTCTGCATAGAATTCAGCCATGTTCACGTTGTGCTTTTTAGCTGCCGGATAGTAGTCACTGAACATCATATTCATGGCCGCATAGAATTCCTCTTTTGTGCAATCCATCCCACGCGGGGCCATGTAAGTAGAGGTCTGTTCTATCGTCCAGTGTTCGCCGGTGGAGCCATCAGCGTTTTCCATGTTATGCACCCATTGTTTCAAGTCGCCGGAATCTTTTGCGATGCGAAGCATTCTTGCAAAGTCATTCATGGCAGCGTAACAGCGCACAATGCTTTCAAATTCTGTCAGGCTTTTGGAGGATATTGCATCACCCATGCAATAATAGGCTTCTTCCATCAAGCGCTGTTCATAGTCCTCAAAGTCCTTGTATGTAAGCTCTTTCAAGCATTACACCCCCTGTTCAGCGCATATCCTCCGCATAGCGGCGTTTATATTCGCGGTCATCCTGGTCTGTGTCCATCCTGCGGCGCATGTCATCCGCATAACGGCGGTCACGGCGCATATCGTTGCCATAACTCCCGCGCATTTTTGCTTCCCAACCGCCATCATGGCTGTAACCTTCTTCTTCCATGATGTCATCAAGGTTGGCAATGCTTTGTGTGACCTTGTAAACCACGTCAAGATCACGAACATTCAAAGTGCCGTGACGGGAAACTTCATCCAGTTCATCACAAAGCATTTCCCGGATGTCATTTATTGCTTTCATGCTCATTGTTATTTTCCCCTTTCTTAACTTTCGCGTTCAACAATCAGATTGCTGTTGGATATGGAAATTGCCTGCGTACTGCTATTTTCCGCCGCTATTGTTACGCAGCATCCACGAGGAACCTCGACAAATGCAGCAATGTAAATATTGAAGAAATTCTCAACTGCCGCAGGTGTCACGGTTGCTGTGGCGCTATTCAGCGGCTCACCATTGATTGCAAGAGAAGCTGAAATCGCTTCAACTGTTCCTCCAGTTGGAATTGCGATATTCGCCCCAAACGAAATTTTGAATCGTGCCTTGCACTGGTTTGTCAAACCGCGCAGCGTTACAATACCAGACCCGGCACGGTGAACAATACAAGGTTTACCAGCTACTGCTGTTTCTGTAAGCAAAACATTTTGTCCAGCTGCCACAGTCTGAACAGCTGCCGAAGTGTACTCTGCCATAAAAACAATCCTTTCTTCTAAGAATAAACGGCGGGACTATTGCCCCGCCGCCTTTTTTGCAAAATCAGCTCAGGGCTGAACATGTAAGAAACCCTCACAAGTTGCCATATTTTAATTAGGCTGCACAGCTGTTGGCGTAACCGCAGCACCCGTAACCATAATTGCCAGTATACGGGTTTGCAACCGCGTAAGCAGGCACCGGAAGCGGTGCAGCACGGCGCAGAATTTCAGCGGTACTTGCATCGATTGCCGCACGAAGCACGGAGTTCTGATCGGACTGAGATGCAGCCAAGCGCAGCGCCTGGTTTTCGCTCTGCAAGGTTTCAATCTTGTCCTTGCACAGGTAATCCAGAATTGCGCGGGTGTTGGTGTTCTGGTTCTCCACAATGTCACGAGTATTAAAGTTCATCGTGTTCTGCATTGCGTTGAATCCCTGCTGCATCTGGTTGCGTGTATCACACTCCTGGGTAGCAATCGTGTAATTCACGCCCTGGATGCCGCTCTGTGTCTTGCAGCAACAATCCGCAAGCTGGGTACCAAGTGCATTCTGGCCCTGAAGCAGTGCAACATTGGTTGCGTTAAAGCCCTGCTGAATGCTGTTGTTCAGGTTATTAAACCCGTTCAGCATGCCGGTGTTAATGGCATAAGTGCTGTCGCAAATGCCATTCTGGATAGAGCGAATGCCGTTGTCAATACCATTAAGGGCAAAGCCCTCATTGATATCGGCACGGGTTGCATAGCCCTGGAAACCGGGGGAATTAGCGCCGCGCATTCCGCCGCCAAAGCCACCGAATCCGCCAAAGCCCATGCCACCCCAACCGAACATACCGAAGATTAGGAACAGCACGATCCATGCCGCCCAATCGCCGCCCCACATGCCATTGTTGTGGTTATTGTTTCCGGTAACAGCGGCAATATCGGCAGGAGTCATATCGTTATAAACTGCCATTGGTTATCTCCTTTTCAAAATTTTTATTCTAAATGCGGCCGCATTTATTCAAAAGCCAAACATAGAACGCATAGCAGAAAACTGCTGTTCCATATTTTTTGCTTGCTGCTGGATAGAATTTAACTGCTGTTGGCTTAACTGGCCGGAAGCAACAATCTGTTCTATCATTTTATTCGGGTTTTTCCCTTGCATTTGATTCATAAATCGTTGGAACTGCTGCATCATGTTGCCTTGCTGGTTTCCGTTAAGTTTGCTGTACAGCGGGTTTGGCATTTGCTGCCTCCTTTACTGCCTTTTGCGGCTTTGCTTGCATTTGGCTTTTAAAATCACCAAAAGCGGCTGCGAGTGCGTCAAATTCTGCTCGCGTAACAAAATTTTCGGTTTGTGGCTTTGCCGCCGGTGCCGCTTCCCTCTTGTGGTAGTCGTAAACTTCCATTGGATAGGGCATATTGTTTACATCGCGGCATTTCACATAGAATGTTTGCATGTCTCTATCCATCAAGATGACTTTGCTGCCCGGAGCAACCATATAGCCGTTTGCTTCACCCTCACCAGATACCCAAACCACTTCGCAAGATTGCGGTGCCTGCTGGGGCGGTATTTGCTGTGGTTGCGGCTGAAACCCACCCTGTCGTAGCTGCGCCAACTGGTCTGGCACAGGTTGACCATAATACTGTGGATATGGGTTATAGTACGGCATGTTCATTGTTTTCCTCCCAATAGGCTTTGGGGACTTCATTGCCACAGTCCCATGTGTCTATCCAATCCCCGTTTTGCACACAAACAACATGCGTTGGCATTTCCAGCAAAAACGTTCCGCTTTGGTTGCTATCTGCAAAACCCTTAACCGTGCATTGCATTTCCGATACTCTGGAGATTCGATGTCTCCCCCATCCGTTGCCAATCAGGTACGTTTTCCATACGCGATTGGCACATGGCATATCGCAAAGCAAACTTCCCTGTACACATAAATCTGTATAAATCTCTTTCCAGGGCTTGCTCATCGCCGCCGCCAAAGCTCTTACAGCGCAATCTTCTGTGCGCCTTCCAGCCGGGTTAAGATTGACATTTTTGTAAGCCATTCTTTTGTTTCCTCTAGCTTAATTATAAAAAAATAGACGTAAAAACGTGCGACACGAACGCGACAGTTTTACGCCAAGTTTTCATTCCAAAGTTTCCTATTGACATAAAATAATATTTTTTGCAAATAATCATTGACATTAAATATTATATGTGCTATAATAAGTACAACATAGGAGATACGAAACACCCCGCACAACAAAGGAGAAAACATTATGACTACCGAGATTATCATCACCATGGCTTTGGCATCCCACCGCACCGGCAATTACACCCCCGCCGAAAACGCCTATTTCACCGCCGTGCAGAACGACACCTACAGCAACTTTCGCTTGCCGGAGGGATGGAACTACGAAGGCGACGAACCCAAAGGCGTGCCGCACCGCAAAGCCGTGACGGTTTCCCTGCCCGACTTCATCCACGCTGTGCCGGGCGGAATCCGCTCCGACTACAAAGCCACCGACGGCAACATCAATCTGGTCTTTGCCTTCGTCCCCGCCATCCGCGTGACAGGCGACTATAATCAAGCCATTGACGAGGCGCTGCAGGCGTTGACCATCACCGCACCGACCAGCTCCGGCAAGCGTGAGGAAATCCCCTTTGAGATCGTATCCGTTTCTCAGCTGTTTGATGCAAAGCGGCTGTAATATAAAAAAGGAGCCACACCATGAAAAAGATCATCAACGGCAGCCGCTACAACACCGAAACCGCCCAGCGGCTCGGTGTCCACGAAAACAATTACTTACCCAATGACATCTACTATCGCGGACAAGATTTATACCGCACCAAGGCGGGCAAGTATTTTATACACAACTACGGCAACGGTTTCCCCAAACAGGACGGCAACTGGGGCTGGGGCGAGGAGATCACCCCCATCACCGAGGACGTCGCCCGCGAGTGGGCAGAGCAGTACCTTGACGGCGCCGCTTACGAGGCAGCATTTGGCGAGGTGGTAGAGGATGCCCGCCTCAACGTCCTGCTGCCGCAGGAGCTGCTGGACAAGCTGGACGCCCGTGTCACTGCGGGCGGTGGCAACCGCAGCGAAGTTGTACGCGCTGCGCTACGTGCCTACCTTGAGGGCTAAGTCATGCCGCCGTTTAAGGATTTATCCGGGCAAACATTTGGCTATCTGTACGTTATCGAGCCGACTGCGAAGAGGCAAGACGGCAACCGGGTTTTCCGCTGCCGCTGCCTTAACTGCGGTAAAATCGTGGAGCTGCCGAGCCGTACCATCGCCCACTCCAAGCAGATCAGCTGCGGGTGCATAAAAAACCGCAACCTGACCACCAAACCCATTGCCGATAAGCTCGGGCAGGTTGACGGCACCAACGTTAGCCGAATATCATCAAGCAAAGCCCAACGGAACAACACCACAGGCGTGCGCGGTGTGTCGTGCAGAAAAGACGGAAAATATGTCGCATACATCTATTTTAAGGGGGAGCGGTACCACCTGTATTGCGGCGCCGACAAAAACAAAGCCATTGCTGCCCGCAAAGAGGCAGAGCAGCGCCTCTTTGGTGAGTTTTTAACGTGGTACAATGCGCAAAAAGACAAGCAAAAATAAAAAAGCCTCTTGCAATTTAGACTATTGCAAGAGGCTTTTTTCTAACCTAATTTACTTTTTATCGCTTTAACCCTCCGATTAACCGTCCTTTCGCTGCAATACAGCTCTGCCGCAATGTCGGCATTGTGCATCCCGCGCCGCCGCAAATCCAACACGGCGTGTTCGTCATCGGTCAGGTCAAAACAAAGGTCATCATAGTCGCTGCGGCTCATTCGGAAATCAAACTTACTTCCCATTGCCAAAGCCCTCAAGAATCTGCTTGAAAGCCTGGTGCAGGCCAGTGGATGCCAGCCCGCTTGCAAGGCCGGACAGGATCACAGCCGCAGTAATGTCGGGCCAGTTCATCCAGCAAGCCAGCGCAACGCCAAGCGCCGCGCAAATCGTGGGGATATAGCGGTTGTCCACATCCTTAATCCACTGCTTGACAATCCAGCCCACGCACAGGCAGATGCCAACAATCACGGGAATCATGTATTCGGACAGAAAAGAAATATCCATTTTGCTTTCTCCTTATCAAATTCTGGTAAAAATTGCTATTCACATCCAAAAACGAGTTATTGTGGGATGTGTTTTATTTTTCAGGCGCTTTTGATTGCTTCTTCAAGGTCTGCAATCCGATGGTTTGCAACCTTGATCTGTTCTTCCAGTACCGGCACGCGCTGGGCAAAGTTATTGTGAGCGCGGACTTCGCGGGTCAGCTCTTCGATTTTGGTATCGGTCACGGCCTGCGCGGTAGACATGCGCTGTTCGGTACGGCGGGATGTTGTCAGAGTTGTAATAATCACGCCAACAACGGAGCATCCCCCGGTAATCAGGGCAACGATGATAGCATCCATGCTCATGCCTCCACAATAGGAATTCCGTACTGGACAGCCGCGTCATGTTCAATGCGGCACCCGCGATAGTTCTGCCAGCCAGGGGCGAACACTGCAAAATCAGCGGTGCCCAGCAGCTTAAGGCTTTCGCCCAGATACCACAGCGGCGTTGCGTCAGTCGGGGCGTTCTCAAAAAATGAATCAATGACTGCTAAATTTTCGTGTGTTTTCATGTACACATCAGCAATCAAAACCTTGCGTTCCTTGATAATTTCTTCGTTCGTTTTGCCGCGCATCGGCTGAGAAATAAAAAGTTTTTTCACTGCATCACCCCTCCACATACTCGGCCTTGTACAGCCCTGCATCAATCAGCTGCAGCTCTGCACACTTGCGCATGATGTACCATGCGTCGCCGCTGGATACCGGCCCAACGTCCAGCATCCACTGGTTGCCATCTGCACAGGTTTCGCGGTACAGGCCAGCCGCGATCAGCCCCAGCCCCTCACACAGGGCGCGAATGGTTGCGCGGTCGCCGCTGGAGATACGGCCAATGGTAATCCGTTGCTTGTCCAGCTTGTTGGGAGTGGTATCCTCCGGGGTGGGCGCGGTGTGGCCCTGCAGGCCCGCCTGGATCATCAGCTGCTCATAGTCCTTGTAGACCCGGTTGCAGTCCAGGCTGGTGCCGTAGCCGGGGATGCCCAGCGCGTTGCGACTGGAATACTGCCAGATGCCATACGGCAGCGGGCAGGTGCATGTGCTGCTGTACTGGGCTACCCAGATATCATATTTCCCCAGCTTGGCGCAATCTAGCCGGTTGCGGATAAAATCGCAGCTGGCGTACAGGATGCCGTAATATCCAGCCGCCTCGACCTCGCCCAGAAACGCCTCCACCAGTGCCGTGCGCTGGGCGTTGGTCAGGCGCAGGATGCACGGCTCATACTCGATGTCATACGCCACCGGCAGGCACAGGTGCTTGCCCTTGATCGCGGCCAGGCAGCAGCGGGCCTCCTGGCGGGCTTCCGCCGGGGTACTGGCGTAGCTGTACCAGTACACGCCGTACTGGATGCCCAGCCGGGCACACTCAGCCGCGTTGCGCTCAAACTGCGGGTCAACCTGGCTGCTGTAACGGCCATACCCGGCACGCAGCATGGCGTGGCGGATGCCCTTGTTATGGGTCGCCTGCCAGTCAAATTTGCCCTGATGCTTACTTACGTCGATTGCGTAATACATACATTCCACTTCCTTTGCGTGTTGTACGCTGCTGTAACTGCCCAGCTTGACCGCACTGCTGGCCGTGTTAAAATCGTTGTCCAGCCAGTTCAGCGGGTTGGTGCGGTTGCCTTTCCACCGCACCTCAAAATGCAGGTGTGCGCCGTAACAGTTGCCGGTATCGCCGCTGTAGCCGATCAGCTGACCCTCTTGCACCTGTTGGCCCTGGGTCACGCAGAGCTTGCTCAGATGGGCATACAGAGTTTCGAGGGTGCCGTACTTATACATGGCATGCCGCAGCTTGACCATGTTGCCGTAACTGTTGGTGTCGCCCTGGGTGCGCTTGCCGTTCCAGCGGTAGGCCGTCTCCACCGTGCCACCCTCCGCAGCGTACACCGGCGTGCCCACCGCCGCGCGGAAATCCAGCGCCCGGTGCAGGCTACCGTCATTGTAGAGCCAGCCTGCGGTGATAATGTGCTGGGCCAGGGGCCAGCGGAGCAGGACGTCTTCGTTTTTCAGCCGCATCTTTATCCTCCTTATTTTGTCCTCTTCCACATATGAACCGCCAAATAGGGCGGCATGTTATTGTGGGCTTCCCCAGAACCGCCGGAGGCGACTGTTACGGTTTTGGATTCCCAGTTCGGAATACCCCAGCCGCTTGATTGCGTTTGAACATACGCATCCGCAGTGCTTCCGGTTTTGGAGCGTATTACGTTGCTTCCGTTCGTCACAGACAACGAATAATTCGGTAGCTCGCTTTGTGTAAGTTTATGGGCGAATTCACCCCCAGTACCACCTGCGGGATAACTACTAGAAGCGCCAAGCAAAAAGCGTTCAGAAATTCTTTCCCAGGTACCGCCAAACAAAGTCGCCGGGCTTGTACTGCTTACGCTCATGTAAATGCTGCCAATCGGCCAGGCCGCAAGTTTTGCTTCCGCGATGGCCGCCTTTACCGCCGCCGGTGTTGCCGCAATCCCACCACTGGTCGAACTCGTTGAACTGGTCGAATCACTCAATTTCACACCGCCCAAAGTCGAAGCATTACCTGTCGGCAGTGTATACTTAGTATCCGTTGTCGGCGGTGTGTATCCCAAAGCGCTTGTCACGTTCGCCTTTGTCAAACTAATCGTGCCGGAATTCACCGTAATGTTACTCCCGATTTTTACACCGCCAAGGGTTGAACTGGTAGCATTCGGCAGTGTATATTTCGTATCTGTAGTCGGTGGTGTATATCCCAGCGCTGTGGTCACATTGGTCTTACTAATGCTGATCGTACCGCTGCTCACCGTAATATTGCTGCCAATCTTCACACCACCCAGGGTTGAACTGGTAGCGGCAGGCAGCGTATAGGTACCGGAGGAGGCCGGTGTCATATAGATCTGGTTGCTGTTCAGCGTTCCTTCACTCTTAGCATTATCATACTGGGCTTGCGACAGGTAGTTGATCACCAGGCTGTCCAGCTTTGTATCAGTTGCCATAATCATATACCTCTCGTTACAATCGCGCTGATCGCCGTCAGTCCACTCGGCAGCCCAGTCAGTTTTCCGCCGCTGATGCTTAGGTTCAGACCGGTGCTGCTTGGGCCGCCGTACATGGCGCTCTTGTAGTACTTGTCCCCCGCAAACGCGATCAGGCTCGTAGTCTGCCCGCCCCAGCTGCTTTGGCTGGTCATTGTGCCGTAGCCCCAAATCTTGATTGTTCCGCTGCTGGTCTTAAAGCTAACACTGGGCGAAGTCGATGTTACATGATACGCTTCCACATTATTGCTTCCGCTACTGCTGCCACTACTGCTCCCAGCATAAGTGCCTGTCACACCAAAAATGCTTACGCCGCTCTTGATGTTGCCAGCCACAAGGTTTGCATCACCTTTAATGGTCTGCGCACCGTTCAAATACTGGCTTGCAGCAATCGTCTGGTTACTGGTCGATGGTGTATAAGTCGCAGCAGCTTTCTTAGTCACACCACTGCCAACATATGTAGTCGAAATAGCATTCACGGTCACCTGGCTCAATCCGCCGTATCCGCTGTCAGGTTTTACAGTCTGTGTACTTTCACTTGGCGATACAGTTTTGCTTTGCAAACTCACACTTCCGCTTCCACCACTGCTGCTGCCCGTGTAAGTACCAGAAACTCCAAAAATGCTCACACCACTTTTAATGTTACCGGCGGTCAAATTGTTGTCGCCCTTAATCGTCTGGGTTCCATTCAAATACTGGCCGGATGCAATGTTCTGGTCACTCGTTCCCGGCGTATAAGTCGCAGCACTCTTTTTCGTTACGCCGCTTCCCACATAAGTTCTCGATACTGCATTTACTGTAACCTGGCTCAAACCGTCATAGCCATTGTCTGCCTTGATCGTCTGTGCGCTCTCACTGGGGCTAACCGTCTTACTCTGCAAAACAGCGCCGCTTGCACCACCGGTCACAAAGCCGCCCTGCATGTCAACGGCATTGCTGCCTAAATACACACCCATGCAACTGTCACCACCTTCTGAGCGTAACGTTTGTCGCGCCAACGCTGGCTGCCGTTATGTCAATGGTTTTTGCGCTGCTGCCGTCCCATGCGCCCTGACTGGTTCCATTCAGTTTGATGGTCAGGCTGTTATTTAGTTTTTCGGCGCTCGTTGCGGAGCCGCCCGCGTTACTGGAACCGGCATAATTTGTGGTTCCGGTAACTTTGTCCCCTGTGGCACTGTGGGCAATTACCCCTTTCGGCAGGTCGGCAGCCTGCACCGTATCACCGGTCAGGTCGAGAACAACTTCATCATTGATAACAACCTTGTTGACCGCCATATCAGCCTCCGATCGTTAGGGTTTGCCCGCCAGCCGCATTATCAACGTATGTGGCCGGGATCGCCGCCACGGTGACCTGCGACAAGCAATTATAGTCATCGTCGGGTAAAATGGTCTGTTGCTCGAAAGACGGCGTGACACTCTTGGCCTGCGGTTTCATGCCTTCGCTGCCACTCATCGAACCGACAATGCCCAAAACTGTGATACCTTCACGAATATTTGTCGCTACGAGTTTTGCCTGCTCGGTGGGATCAATTTCAGCTGTACCGCTACCATCGTGAAAACCCATAGGAATCGTATATTTGCCCTTAACGGTAGTGATTTTCCCGGATACCGCCCCGTTATTGGGCATCGTACCCGTAAGCTTCGCGCCCCGTGCGTAGAAAGTTTTACCTTTCAGAACCTCAGCAACTGCGGCCGTTGCATCGCTGGAATCCACGTCCTTGGTGCTGGTACCGACGATAGGGGCACCGGACTTATCATGAGCGGTGATACCTTCAGCCAGCTTGTCCGGTGTTACCGTATCGGCTGTCAAGTCCAGTTTGGTCTCTTTGCCGACAATCACTTTGTTAATATATTTATTCGCCATAATACTCATCTCCTAAAATCAATGTTGTACCGTAATCGTTGGATACCTCGTATTGCGGTATCTTGCGGATTGTTACGTCCTGTTGCATTAGCCGCTTTGCGGTGGGCAGGATCTGCGTCGAGAACAACGGCGTGATGTCATATGGCCCTGCATACTCCGGCGCACCCACCACTGTGGTGCCGGTCACGTCCACCCGCACGGGCCCCGCCCCGGCAATGCGCACTGATACGGCGCTCTGTTGGGCCACTCGCACCTGGATCATGCATCATCAACCTCCTGGAATAAGGTCGGGCTCATTTTGAGCGCCAGAATCTCCGTCTGCGGCTGGTCAGTGCTGTCCCGCAACGTGATGCGGGTGTCCATGTACAGCGTCTCTCCGCCCAGGAATTTGTATGTCTCCGCCTGCGTCCAGGGGATAAGGATGATGTTCTGCCCCGCTTGCCGGGTGCAGTCATCCGGCCAGACGTTGGATTTAATGGCCGGGAAGCCCTTACAACTTCTTTGCTTAAACACAAATTCTATCCGGATCACATCATCCAGATCCATCCCGATTTCCACAGGCAGCACAAATTGCGTTCCCTGTTTCATTCGTTTTTCTCCTGGTTCGGCTGGTTCGCCGCTGCCATTTCCTCCGCTGCCATGTTTTCACGCACAGCAGACAGCACGTTCTCTAAAATCAGCTCAGATACCGCATACGGGATCTGGGCATCATTCAGGGCGGCGATAATCCTGCGTCTGCATTCTTTTATGCGTTTGGTATCGGTCATGGTCTGCACCCCCTTATGTGTCACAGCCGCGCATTTACAGCGTCTTTTAAGGTTTTGATAGCGGCAAGAAGCTCCTCATCCAGAGCCACGAAGGAGGCCCTGTTGTTCTGGCTAGTGATGTTGCCATCACTGTCCAATTCGGTGTATGTGTAGCTCACGCGTTCGCCCTCAGCGGTCGTTACGATTGCCACGCCGGATAATTTCTTCATGTTAATCCCTCCGATTCATCCAATAGAATGTCTGCGGTTTCGTTCACGCCTGTCTCCATAGCCAACAGGTCATCTGCGGCGGTGGTGCTTTCATCCTGGGCGCGGGCGGCGGTGCTGGCGGCCAGCTCAATGCCTGCCGGATCACCGGCAGGGTAGCTGCTGTCACTGCGGTCGGCATAGCTGCCCTCATAGCCGCGCTGGGCGGCCATGCAGAGCCATGCAAATTGCTGCCTCGGTGCGCCGTGTATAATGGCATACTGGCCGCAGTTTTCGGCCCACAGGTGGCCGGTTCCATCGCAATCCGTCAGCAGCCAGGCGGGCTGCCCGTACTGAGCGATGGTCTCCGCATAGCGCGGGTCAAGGGCAATCAGGCACCATCCTTCGGGGCCGCACTGGCCCTTGCCCCAATCAGCAAAGGTCGGCAGCGGCGTTTCAAACGCGGCCATTTTCAGCGCGCCGAAGCTGGTATTTACCACGCGGGATTTCTCCCCCCAAACATCCAGGTTGTGCACGTTGAGCTTGCCGGAAACACCCACCCGCGTTGTATTAAAATCGGCATCGCTGTCATCGCTGCGGTTGTAGGTGATCTGCATCCCAACGTAAGATGTGGGGTCGATTCCGTTGACCCAGCCGTACTTGGCGTACTTGCTGCACGCGCCGATGTAGCTGCTGCCAGCCTCTGAGTACAGCACGCCGGTTAATCCGATTGACCCCGTGTTGATGGTGGCGTACCATGCAATGTGGCGGTTATCTAAAAATACACGCTCACCGGCCTCGGTGCCCATACGTATCCACGCGTTGTCCAGGTCGTACACGGTGGTGTAGTTGAGGTTATGCAGCTGCCCGGTGGTAATGTTTCCGCCGTTGATGATTGTCTTATCCTGGTTCCAGGTACTCAAATCCGAAAATGTCACCACGCCGGATAGGTTGATCTGTGCGCTGGTGATCTCTGTTCCGCCTGCCGTCAGCTTGATGGTGCTGCTGGTTCCGCTTGTGCTGGCCGTCAGCTTAATTTCGTTCACCGTCTGCTTGATCTCGGTTTTGGTTTCGTTGGCGGTCAGATAGTCGCCGGTGCTGGCCGTCCAGGCAGTGGGGGCGTTGCCCATCTGCACCATGGGGTGCATGATGGTCAGATCGTTGGTAACGGTGGCGTTATCGTTCGCGGTGCTTACAAACAGACCGTCTGCATAGCCGTCCGCGGTCGCCGTGAACGCCGCCCAGCGCAGTTTCCAGCCGTTATCCAGTGCAATATCCTGCTGATTTTGCTTGAACGCGGAGCCGTAATAACTTTTTGCGCCGCTGCTGCTCTTAGTCTCAAACTGCAAAAACAGGCTGTCCGTGCCGGAGTTGAGCTTGTACAGTACCGATGCACAATAGGTCATGCCCTTGGCAATCACCAGCGTTTTGTCCGCACCAAAGTGGAAGCGGGTGTTCTGCGCCTTGTTGGTCACTCGGACGGATTCGCCGCTGATCGTGTAGGTTCCTTTTTTGCTCAGGTCATTGCCGCCTGCATCCAGGGTCGCATTGTTCCAGTCGTCGGTGCCCGCGATAATATTGTTGCCGCCGGTGATCCGCTGCGTTACCGTCTGGGTAATGCTGTCGGCTTTCTGGTCAATGGCGGATACTGATTCTTTAACGGTTTTGAATTCCCGCTTTGTGCTGTCCAGGTCGTTGGAAATGGTTGTGGTGGTTTCTTTCAGGCTGCGGACTTCCGTTTTGATTTCATTCGCCGATTGGGAGATCAGGCTTTTGGCGCTTTTCTCTGTTATGTAGTCCCCGCTGCTGGCATTCCAGGCGGTCGGTGCGTTGCCGTATTGCAGCATGGGGTGAAGCAGCGAAAACTTGTTGGTGTAGCTGCCGCCAACCCCCGCCTTTATGCTGCCGCAGCCAAGCTCGACCGTTTTCAGAATACCGGTGCTGCTGGGTGTCCAGGTGCCATACCGCAGCACCCAGCCGTCTGTCTGCTTAATTTCAATCTGGTTTTCGGTTGTTATGCTGGTATAGTAAGAAGTTCCGTTGTCGGCGTCATACGTAAGGCTCAGGCACAACCCGTCGGTGCCGGAAATTGGCTTGTACATAACGGACAGGCACAGGGTAACTCCTTTGGTAATGCGAGCGCCAACGGTGTTGAAAACAAAATACCGATTGGAGTTTGCGTTTGTCACGGTCGCGCTGCCGGTATCGTTGTACGTGACTGAACTGCCGCTGACCGTGTTGCCTTTCAGCTCGGCGTTCTTGAAGCTCTCACTGCCCAGGATCAGGTTGCCGCCGCCGGTGATTTTGGTGTCTTTTTTCACCTCAGAGGAAAGCCCGTCCACCGTTGCTTTCAGGTCGGTGTACTTGCCGGTCAGGTCGCTGGCCTTTACTTCCAGGCCGTCCACGCTGGTCTTGATCTCCAGCATTTTGCCGGTCAGGTTCTTGTAGCTCTGGCTGTTCACGGCGCTGGAACTTTCCCGGCTGGCGCTGCCCACGCTCTCAAAGCTGGCTTTGCCGGAGGAGATTGTGGCGCTCATCAGGTAGGTATCAAACTCCCGCCCGCGTGCGTCCTTAACGTGCACGATCTGCCCGCAGGCAAGACCGGAGCTGCTGGGCACCGATACTTTGCAGGGGGTGTAGGTCACGTTTTTCAGCACGTTGTACAGGTTTTGGACAACGCTTTTCAGGTTGGCTTCGGTGCCGGTTGTCAGCAGCAGGTTGCCCTGCACTGCGTAAGTGTTGGTGGCAGTGGTGCTGTCGGGGTAGATAACCCCCACGTCACTGTCCGACTGTCGGATCTGGACTTTCTCAATGGCCTTGACCGTGTAGTCCTCGTAGCTCAGGCTGTCCGCATAATAGGCGGTGCTGCTGCTGGCACCGTCCGGGGTGATTTTGACAGTGCTGCGCTTATCGGCGTAGGTCAAGAATTGCAGCTTGCCGTCTGCATTCATGTGGGCGTAGCAGCCTGCTGCTTCCGCCGCCCAGGAGATAATCTGTCGGCAGGTTAAATCATCCGCATAGAACGCCTGCACGCTGTAGCTGCCATTGATGGGCAGGCTGCTGCTGGCAAGCGCGACCCCTGCCCGCTGGCAGGCCAGCTGAACCAGCTGCCAGATGGTCTTGGGGAACTGCGCCTGATTGGCATGCAGCCAGCCGGAGAAGTCCGCATCCAGCTTGGACATGGTGTCGTAGGCGACTACTTTATAAACCGCGCTTGTGCCGGATATTTCCCGCATAAGCCCCTGATAATTTGGCTTTTCGCAATAATATATGCCGACTTTTGTTTTTGTGCCGCTGTCATTCACCCAGTACAACGTAAGCACATCGCCTTTTGTAATAAGATTGTCATCCTGCGCAAGGTATTCGACCTCTATTTCGTCTGTGCATGCGCTTCCAATCGTGAATTCCTGGCCTGAATTCAAGGTCTGCGTCAATGTGCAAGACAAAATAAGGGAAGAATCAATCTCTGTCCCATCGCTTTTAACAATCAGGTTTTTCAGCATTGATTCTTCCCTCCTTTACATCTCTACCATGTCAAAGGAAACATCGGTGTATAATCCGCCCTCACTTGAACACAAGGTTTCGTTGTACAGTTCATATTTGCAATCGCCTGTATAAGCAGACATCGTGCATGTCTTTCCCCTGTCTCTGAATGTTGCGGTATATTCCTTGCCCTGAACAAGCCCCACAAGCTCGTCCATTTCGTTCCCTGTCATGGCATTGTATTTGATTGTGACTTTGCGCAAGTCCCGGCGCAGCCAATCAATGTGCATCACGCCGTCCTCTGTGCGGCCGCTGTTGGAGCCGACATAGTTTTCATGCGTGATTTCACACCCCTGCGGCTTGTACAGCGCAGTTCCGTTGACAGCCCAGTAACCTTTTGTGTCTTTGGTATTGAAGCTCATATTTCCCTCTTAAAAAGCGGGGCTTCCCGTTCTGATTTGTTCTCGGTGCGCTTCATCCTTAACGGCGCGGAATACCTCTCTGCCGTTGATGACAACTTTGGTATCGCTGTTGCGCTCCATAATAGTGCCAAGCGCACGAATTGCTGCAACAACGTCTGCGGAGCCATTTCCGGTGCGGTATGCCTGCCCAGAAGAAAACTGCTTCCCGGATACTTCGACATCGTGTTTGGAAACGACTGTGCCCTCTGCACTGACATTGACAGGTGCATCCGTAAGTTCCTTTTGCATAGAAGCACTAAGCGCTGCAACCTGGCGGATAACGCTGTTCTTGTTCCGTTCAATGCCGGATGCAAACAGTTTCATCATGTCAGGCATCCAGGTGTCAGCATCAGCCAAAGGGCCTTTATCAGGAACAGAAAAATGGAACCGTTCACTAATCCATTTTGCCGCATCTTCAAATCCCGATTTAAGGACTGTCCACGTATCGACAAAGCTATCTACAAAAGAGGAAGCGAAATCGCTGCCCCATTGTTTTGCCTTCTCTGGAAGGCCGGACAGTGCATTTCCGGAACGGGTTGCCGCATCTTCAACGCCAGATGCGGCATTACTTGCAGAATCTTTTACCGTTTCCGCATTTCTTCTTGCACCAGAATTGATATTGTCAAAACTTGCCGCATAAGCGCTTGCTGTATTGTTTGCACTTTGGGTCATTCGTTCTTTTGCGTTTTCCGCTGCACTACTCATTTGGCCTGTGCTACCCTGTACGCTTTGTGCCGTAGCCGAATAGCTGGAACTGATTGTTGCAGCGGAATCTGTAGCAGACGTTGCTATATTACTGTTGGCACTTGTTACTGTTCCGGCAGTCTGATTTGCAGAATCTCTTACCTGCGCCATAGAAGTATCAACCTGATTTGTAGAGCTTGTTACAGAATCAGCCATATCAAAGTTCCCGCTTTTGATATCCACAAGTTTTTGGGTGTAGGTATCAATCGCAGAATTGGCATTTGTAAGGGCTTCTTGCTGCGCCTGAACGTCACTTGTTGCGGTTTCGTAGGCTTCGTTCGCTTTGCTCAAAGAATCGGACAAAGCGTTATATTGCGCATCGAGACCCAAATCAGCCAGCATTTCACCCCATGTGGAAAGACCGTCACGATAATTGCCAAGTGCCGTTGTTGCTGTATCGACTGCTTCCTTGCTCGCAGCAAGGCGGTCATTGGCGGCTGCAAGGTCTTGTTCCGCCTGAATCTGCGCCTTATATGCACTTTCCAACAAATCCTGCGCTGCTGCGGCGTATGCGGCCTTTTCAAGGCTTTCGATAAGGGCGTTTACATCGTCACGAGTTTCAAGCACCTTTGTTCCGGTTTCGTCCATGTGCAGCTGCAAACCTTCCAGGCCCATACCATTAAGGTATTCTACCTGGGACTGGAGCTGCTGCACTTCAAACGCGGATTTGTTCGACTTTTCGCTTAAATCGAAAATTGAATCGACAAGGGTTTGAACGCCTGCATACTTTGTTCCGACATCAGAAAAGCTTTGAATTTTTTCGTTAAGCTCCTGCTGGTTTTCCGTTGCCCGCTGAATACTTGCGGTGGACTGGTCGATCATGTAATTTAATGTCTGGCAGAACTGGCTTTCGTTCGCCATTTCTTGCCCGGCTTCCTGCATTGCGCTCCTGTATCCCAAAAACGCACCGGCTGCCGTTCCCACCGCTGCAATCACTACACCAACTGGGCCAAGCACAATGCCGCCGATCGTCCCAAACAGGGCAAATGCAGCCACACAGTTTGTTGCGGCGGTTTTCAAATCCATTGACCCCTGCCCGAATTTTTTCATTGCATCATAAGCAGTGACAAAGGTTCCGACCGCCACAGCAACGGCAGTAGCTACTTTCGCCCATACCGGGAGTGCGTTTCTGAACGATTGAAGCCCCAAGGAAAAAGACTTCAAAAAACCGGCCCCATACTCCAGCGATGAAACAAAAACTCCCGCAGCTTTTTTCAATGCTGCAAAGACAGCGCTTCCCGCAGCGGCTTTAGTAATAAAATCCTTGAACTTTTTCAGGAATTTGCTGACAGCTCCAACGGCAAAAGCCGTTAATATAGCAGCGCCAATACCTTTTATAAGTGGCATAAACGGTTCAAGCACTTTTTTGATGTTCTCAAAAGCCTTTTGTAGCTTTTCAACCCATTGCGTAACCTTGCTGTTTGCAAGGTTGGCGAACATGTCATAGCTCGGAAGGTCAATGTCACCTAATCCGCTTCCACCTCCGCCACTACCGCCACCACCGCCGGATGACTGGTCTGGTGCTTTATTGAGTTCATCGAATCCGCCGATCAGGTCATGCACAGCTTTTGCCGCAGAACTTGCGCTCCCACCGACATCATCAAGCCCGCTGCTAACGCCCTGTGCAGCACTTACGCCGGAACTCTGAAAATCGCCCCACTGAATCGTATGCCCAAAAAGTGATGCAATCGCGCTGATTGCCATTCTGACAACCTGAATAAAAGCAATCAGGGGCGGAAGAATTGCATTGATTGCGGGGATGAGCACCGCGCCCAGGCTTCTGCCGAGCAAGTCAACCTGTGCTTTCAAAATGCGCATCTGGTTTGCAGGCGAATTCAATGTGCGGCCCATATCGGTCTGCGCATTTGTTGTCTGCTTCATGATAGCAATATAGCGTAGCTGTGCCTTATCCGCCTGAGACAAACTGTTAATGCTTTTATTGATTCCCAAATTGTACAATTCTTGTTGCAATCTGGCGTTGGAAATATCAACGCCCAACCGGCGGATAGGTTCAAGCTCACCGGAAATGGCAGCTTGCAATTTCTGGAACGAATCTTCTGTACTCAGATTGAAGAAGGAAGCCATATCATAGCCAAGCTGTGTGAGGTTCTGGCTAAGAATGTAGGCTTTATCGGATGCCATGCCAAAGCTGGTTGTAAGGTTCTGGAAAACAGCCATATTGCGCATGGCTTCACCGCTGTCAATGCCAAGCAAGTTTTCCATCTTTTGCGCAAATCTGCCGCCGCTGTCAGCCGCATTGCCCATTGCCACAGCAAACAGGTTAATATCTTCTGCGTACTCGCTGTAGTTGGTTATGGCACTTTCCAAAAGTTTGTTAGTCTTTTGAATAATTGCTACCACGCTGGCCTGTGAAAACAGATTTTTCAAAGAAGATCCAAGCGATTCCGTCTGTGCAGTCATATTATTGGAAACGCCTGCTGCCTTTTTCATTGCATCAGAAACTTTGTTTATTCCCGATACAGCGGAGCTTAAATTGCTCATATTGGACAGCTTTTCATTCAGTTTTTCCAAACTGTCAATAACAGTCTTTAAGCTACCTGTTGAAGAAAGAGACTCTATCGCCTTTCCCAACTTTTTGATATTAGTTGTGGCAGCTCCTGAATTGGCCTCAATCTCGATTGTAAGTTTATCAATCTGTACGTCAGCCATTGCTTCCACCACCCATCAAATTGAATTTCTCAAAGAAACGTCTCTCCGCTTCTTCTGCATCCCTTATCTTTCTTGCAATCTGTTCTTCTTCCGTCAGCGCATACGGCTCTTTCGGATACTGCATCGGTTTGCGCCCTTTCGGGATAAACGCATTTCCGATCGTGGCGGATATGGCATCGGCAATATACTTGCCCTGTATCCACGCCTTATAATTCCATTCCTCAAGCTGTTTTTTATGCGCTTCACGGTATTCTCTGGCAAGTCTTGGATAACCATTCCAATACTCGTCAGCGCTCATGCCGATTGATAAATAATAAGGGGCTAGTTCTTCAAAAACCTGGCCCCATGTTTTTTGACCTTCGGGGAGATCGTTGGTCAAGCAATCTCCCAAGTCACCTTTTTTCCATCATCTGCAAGGCTGTTCATTGCATCGCCGTAAATATCGGCCAGTGCGGCAAGAACATTATTCTTGCTTTCAATGTCCATATGGTTCCAGATGTCGTCAATCACCTTGCGCTTGATGCCCTTGCACTTTGCCAGAAAAGCTCCGGCAAACATCTTATCGCCCTGAACGGTGGGCTGATGTGCCAACATCTGGATGTCAAAGCCGGTGTTCTCCATCTGCTTGACAGTCTCGCGGGTATAGGTAAGCTCGTAGCTTTTTCCTTCAAAAGTCAGTTTGATAGCGTCCATTTGCGTTTTCCTCCTCAAGAAGTAGAAACAGTAATGCTTTCGGTGAATTCAAGGTCAGAATCGTTGGTAATGACGATATTGAACTGAATTGCATCATCAACGCCTTTTCCGGGCACAGAAACACTGTGCTGACCATGCCATACCCAGCCCCAGCCATTACGGCTGCGCACCGCATAATAGGCCGGTGTATTCGCCGTGTCCTGTACTGCTTTCAGGTTGCCCGCATCGGTGTCAACAAACGCCGGGAAGGCACGCGCAGAGGATTTCGGCAACGCAGGAATGTTAGCCTGCATGGTGTGCATCAGTGTGGTAACGTCAATGGTATCCGGGTCTTCGATCAGGTCAGGATATTCCTGAATCCAGCACAGCTCTTTCAGGGTAGTCTTGGAATCACCGCGAAGCAGCTGTACGCCTTGGGTACTGATAGCTACATGTTCATTTGCCATGTTTTCAACTCCTTATCATGTCCGGGTCAAAACCCCGTCTTCGGTCATTCGCGCACGGTACGTTGTTTCCGTTCGGTACGCACTGTTTTGATACAGGTATCCGCTTGTAATGTAACTTTGCCGAGTAAAATTCAAACTGTTGGCTATCTCGTCAATGCACATTTGTATTTTCCGGGCCTGGCTTGTTTTTGTGTTCCCCGTTGTGTAAACGCGCACGCGGAGCCGCACATTCACAAATCTGATTCTGCCGCTGTTGTCATGGTCTGTCGGCAAATCATCCTGTTCGATTTGAACGCACGGGAAACTGGGCGGCTGGTCGGTAATTACGCTGCTTAATTTAACGCCGGGGAATTTTGCTTCTAGCTTTTGTGCAAAGAATTCAAAAATCTGCGGCTGAAAATTCTCTGTCAACGCATTACCTCCTCCCACACGGTTTTTATACTTGCAGCCATCTGGGCCTCGCTCTCCCACATGGCACATGCGGGCGGGTTGCCCTTTGTCCGCCAAACGCCGGGCTTTTGCTCGCCCTTGCGGTTATACACAGGCTGTGCCGTTGGTCCGGGAACGCCATCATAAACCCATCCATTGGGGTTTGAACCTTTCCCATCGCCGTATGTGCCATGCGCATACAGCCCGCTTGGATGCTCTGCAAATGCAACGCCTGTGCCAAACTCAATAAAGCCAACGGCCTGCCCGGTGGCGTAAATCGTGGCTTTCTTGCCGTCATGTTCTACTTGAACCGCAATATCGCTCATGTCACCATCATAAACGGCGGCAGTAAACCGTATCTTGGCAACTTCTGCCCCCATTTCTGACAGTCTTTTTACAAACTGTTCAATGCGGGTTTCCAGCGTTTTTTGCCAGTTTTCGTATTCCTTTATTGCCTGCTCTATGCCTTTTTCGCTTAACGCCAGCTTGATTTTCATGGCACGATTTCTTTCAGCGCATATAATACGCCGTTTATGGTATCTGCCTTTTTGGTCACAACGTAATTCGGGCTTTCGTCAGAATCCCGGTTAATCCAGATAAGCGTTCCTTCCCGCAAAGGGCAGTTTGTGTTTGCCGTGCAGGCTGTCCGGCTGTAATCTGTAAACCCGCCAAAAGCGGCGGCTTCCATTGCGCCAACAGCGCCGCTCACGCTGATTTTCAGCTGTTCAGCGTGTTCCATGATGGGCTGTTCCTCGCCGGTGCGGTTGCCGTACTCATCTTTCACGGCGGCAAATCCGCTGCTGTTCTGATACCATATCGTCTTTTGATTGGCTTTCAGGTCGCGCATCAGCTGCCAACCTTTCCGATCGGAACAATTTCTTCCAACAACTGCTGCGGAACATCCTCACTGCCCCATGTGCGGCTGATTCCGCTTTCACTGTGGCTGGTTTCGTATTCCGCGCCAAGTTTGTTGTACATTGCCAGAGCAATGCGGAACTGCAAATCGCGGTATCGCTCTTCCAGCTCACCGCCGCCAAAAGGAAAACGGCGGGCCAGTATGACAGATTCCGCGCTGTCAAGCAGACCTGACAGCAGTTCTAAATCATCATCGCCTGTACGCTTTTGCAATCGTTCAAAGCTTGTCATATTGTCACCCGCCGTTCATCAAACTTTCGGCTTTCTGCCCCGCCGGTGTTCTACCACAGGGGGTGTTTCCGCCTTTTCGGTTATTACTTTCCCGTATTTTGCCATTTCGGCACTGTCCTGGTCGGCAATCTTCACCTTTTTCCCGGTCACGCAAAGCTCACCACCGTAAAACACTGCATAATCGGGAATCAGCCAGGTCATGCAGTCACCTTCATAACGGCAACTTCGTCCATCCGCTCAAAGCTGGGCAGCACGATCTCGGAAGCGTAGGTGTTTACGTTGACCGGATGCACGGTGGTTTCAACCGTAATGGCAACGCCGGTATTCACAATGGCAACATCTGCCTTGCCGGAACCTGCCAGGTCGGCTTCCTCCGGGGTGGTGCCGTAAGCGGTCTTGCCCAGTGCGCCATCCGGGATAAAGCTCACATAGCCGTCCGGAACAAACTTGTGGCTTGCGCCGCTCTCATCGGCATACAGCTTGTCGTAAATCACGATCTGAATGCCGGTAGTGGATGCAATCACATCTTTGGCTTCATCGTTGGTCAGGTAGCCCATACTGCGGCCAGTTACGGTCAGCCAGCGATTCTTTACGGCATCGGTGGCTTTCATCAGGTTGAACGTGGTGGTGTTCATCACCATGTAAGCCAGGGTTACACCGTAATTGCTTGCCATCTTGTCCTTGATAGTCTGAATCTGCTTGAACGGGTCTGCGGTGGAAGTGGCAGTCCACATGTCAGTTGTGGTCAGGGCGGTATAATTGGTGCCCTTCCACTTGCTGTCAGGGTCATAGTTGTAGGTGTAGTTCACGCCATTGGCCTTGATGGTAATACCCATTGCGCCGCCCTCCGGGAACAGCAGCTGCATGCGCATGCGTTCCGGCACAACGTCAGCACCGGCAATCAAATCCTGCTGGTCATCGTAAATGCGGTTGATGACATCCGCTGCATAGGGGTCATTGCTGCTCTGGGCACGCAGAATCTCCTGGCGGTCTTTTTCCTTGATCTTGTAGCCCTCGCGGAAAAACGGCATCTCGGTTTCCAGCTTGCTCACGCCGATGCGGTCACGGAAAGTGGCCTTTGCATCAAAAGCAGAGGGTTTCAGGGAAACAGGCAGGCCCTTGTGGCCCTTAATCCATGCCAGGTCAAGGCCAGCACGCTTTACAGAGGGGAACAAACCGCTGCCCAGGTACGGGATTGCGTTGGAAGCAGCTTCGGTATAGTTTGCCGCAATGATTTCAGGTGTAAAAAGTTCAGTAAGGTTCATGTTTTCACCTCCGTTATGCGTTCACGCCGGTATTGGTGCGCAAGATAATGGTATCCGGCAGGTCAGATTCTGCGGCAAGGTCGGTACCGCTGTGTGCCTTTGCCTTTACTGCATCAATCACGCCCGCAACCAGCAGGCTGCCGTTGGGGTTTTCATCCGGGTCAACGTCATACAGCACAACGCCAACGCGGCTGTCAACTGTCAGTTTTTCACCAGCCTTTTTTGCGGTGGTTGTGGTAAACGGGATTGCGGTAAAATCATTGCTGGCCAGAATCTCAACTGCACCGGCAACATCCGTTTTCTTGAATTTCATGCTTTCACTCCTTACTTGTAATAATCCATGACTTTTGCGGCTGCCTCATTGGCCTGTGCTTTTGCCTTGCCGCTGCGCTTGGCAAATGCCATGTATTCGCTTTCTTCTTCGGTGCTTGTACCAGCGCCGCTGGGTCTGGGGCTGTTGCGCATAAGGTCTGCTTTCAGCTTGTCTGCAAGCACCTGATTGGCCTTTGCAGCATTGGCAAACACCGTTTCCATGTCGCCATCAAAAAGGGCTTCTGCCGTACTTTTGGCAAGTTTTTCATCGTAGCCAAGCGCAATATACTTGGCAACGTTTTTAGAAATGGTGTTTTCTTTCAGCAGTGCGTTATAATCGTTCTGCAACTTTTCCTGTGCGGCTTTGGCTTCTGCAGCAGCGGTTTCTTCGGCAGTCATTTTTTCTTTCAACTGCTTTTTGTAACTGCTGGCTTCGCTCATCACCTTGTCAAAATCTTCTTTTTTTACAAGGTTCTTTGTATCCACCGGGTCAGGCAGGTCAACGCCAAGCAGCGCTGTCACCTTGTCTGCATCGCTCATGTTTTCAAAGCCGTCAATGGTGCTGGTGTCAAATTTCATTGGTGCCTCCGCGTTATTTTGTCGGCGTTCTCTCGCCCGTATTTGTGCGTTTTAGCGTCTTCTCTGACCTTTGCGTTTTAGCGTCTTCTCTGACGATCAAACAGGTGTCAGCCAACACCTGCATTTCCTGTGGGGTTTATCGGGGATATTATCAATCGGGTAAATCTCTCCGTTGCGTTCCCGGCAAACCTGGCACACTTTTTCATCCCCGGCAGTGTGCCACTGCACCTGTTCTACTCCGGCATCTGTAAATGCCTTGATTCTTGCAGAATCGGTCACGTCATCGGCGTATTGGTACGTCATATCGCTCCAATACCGCAATGCACGCCGGAATTCGTTTTTATGGTTTGTCCGGCTCAAAAGCCCCTCTTCCAGGTAGGCCCGCTTTCGGTCAATCTCGTGTTCGTACACATAGCCGGTAACGGCGCTGTATCCGACAAGCAAGGCAAGCAGCCATGCCCTGTCGGGTTTTTCTTTGCCGTGAACTTCGGCATCTTGGTAGCATTTTTTTGCCAGTTCTAAAAAGACTTCCTGATTGTCTTTGGCAATATCCTGGTATAGCTGCTTGCAGGCGGGCATAACGTTCAATTCATCAAACTGCGTTATCTGCCGAGATGCTTTTTCAAACCTGCGTATCGCCCTGCGGTTCAGCAGCCTGATTGCGCTGTCCGTTGGTTTCCAGTCCATTGTCAAGCTCCTCATTCAGGCTTTTTTCAAGCTCTGCCTGTTTTTCCTCGTAATATTTCATGCCCTCCTGCAAGGCCATTTCATTGTCACGGAACGGGCCAAGTTCGCGGTATACCGTTTCCGGCGCGATCTTTTCACAGCCCAGGCCTTGAATAAATACCTGCATCTTGCTCTGGATGTCAGTCAGGTTGTTGCGGGTAAACTGTGCGTACACATCCCCTACATTCAGGCCAAGATTATTTGTTGTGTTGCAAATGGTCAGGAACACACGCAAGAACTGCCGTTCACTGCGCCGGAACATATCTTCACTGTCCTGGGCGCGGCTTTCTGCGTCTTTCCAGCCATCGCGCATAATGGTTGCCTGCCCGGTATCGCTGGTGGAAGAACCGCCGTTGCGGTTCGGCATGCCACAGATGGTCAAAATCTTATCATGCAAATCATCCACAGCGGTCTGCACAGTAGAACTGTTCATCTCGCTGCTGATGCGATAAATTTTTGCAGGCATTCCCTGCTGAGAATCTTTGATTTTGATAAACTTACCGCCGCTGGCAAGCTGGCTGTACTGGCCGTCTTCCAAATCAACGTTTTGGAATACGTCATACGCATTTACAAAATCCTGCACGTTATCCACGCGGTTGCTTTCCAGCGTGTTAATACCATTCAGAAGCGGAAGCACTACTTCAAACGCGCCCATTCTGGCACTGTTGTTGGGGTATTCCACAATTGGCACACTGCCGTACAAATGCCCAGCCTGCCGGGTGATTTTCCCGCTTTTGATTTCAAAATATTCGCTGTCAGTGTAAACACCGTAATACTTGGCATCGTTTTCATCGTACTGTGTCAGCACACCTGCCATTGGCTTTTTGGTATAGCCGCTGTAGTAGATGACGAACGCTTCACGCGGGTCAAGGGTATAAATGCAGGCAGGGCTTCCCGCCTGTTCCGTGCCGGGGTCAGACAGAACCATCCGCACGCCAAGCCCCGCAATGTGCATCCAGTCAACGATTTCTTTGTCCTTGCTCTGTTTGTCCTCATCTGACATCCAGCGGTTCAAATCAACCAGTTTGTTGTTGTCCGTCTTGCTGCCTTTTGCACCGATATACTGCACAGGGCCGGAAAGTAGAAATGCTGTTTTGAACGTCACAATCTCATTTGCGATGTTCACCGTGATTTTGTTGTTGATTTCCTCACGGACGATTTTTTCTTTTTTTCGGATATCCTGCTTGCCCCGGTAAACATCCCACAAATACTGGATTTCCCCCCGGTTCCTGTCGTGGGTGGCAAGGGCAGTATTCAGCACCTTTACAACGTTATCCGCTGTAATTTTCTGCTCGTTTGTGGTAATGACCCGTCTACCGTGCAAACCCTCATCCGGCAGGATGTCAACAAGATATCTTTCCAAGCTGTTCTCCTTTGCACAAAAACAAAAAGTGCCAGCTGAACCTTAATTGGTTCAGCTGGCACTTGGCACAGGGCACTTGGCACTTTATTTTTTCAGCGGCAAATGGATTTCAATGTTCCGCTTGCACGCCTTGCAATAGGGATAAATCGTTCCCTTTGCTGCTGTATCAACTTCCATCAGCTTCCGCTTGATTCCTGCCGCACCGCAGCACGGGCAGTAAACACTTACTCGCAATTTATCCCTTCTTTCAAAAACAACCCCGTTCCCGCCCTCCCGGTTTATGCTATGCCGGGCTCACCCGTTGCGGGGAGCAAATCCGCAACGTTTTTTGATTCCCTGTATTGTCCGCACAGGGCTGGCGGGCTGTCTTTTCGTATACCGCGCAGTCCCGCGGTTTTCGGCGGTATTTATACCCGCGCCCCTATCCGCGGTTGAAGTTTGTTTTCGCACTTCACTGTGCGGGCATGTATTTTCAGGCTCTCGAAGTCCCGTTGCGGTCTGCCGCCGCGCCGCGCTCATGATCGGCTTGCCGCTTTGCTTACAGCGTTCAGGTTATCTATCGCGTTTTGCCTGCGCCGGGCTTTCACCGGTGGGAGCGACCCAACAATAGCAGTCAGCAGGTCTCGAACCTGCAACGGCACCCACAGGCGCTGCTTTTCCAACGTTATTAAGCTATGACTGCATCAAAAGCCCTGCATGGGGCACTTCCGGGAGAGGTGTGCAGGGATTGCCTAACAGGGAACTTCAGCCATGGGCTGAATCTTTTACCCGTATCATCGGCATTGGAGCTGCCAACTGGGCTTGAACCAGTAGCCTGCCGCTTACAAGGCGGCTGCTCTACCATTGAGCTATAACAGCATGTGCGGTTCCTGCTTTTCACAGGCTTTGTCATCGTTTGTGGGGGAAGCCGCACCGCCCACACAGCAAGGCGCTACCTTGCATCTGGTTCCGTATGGTGGCCTTGCACCCTCCGCCGCGCCGTTGCTTCGGAACGCAGCGCCCTTATATGGCTATACGGTATATATCGCCTGCCAAGCGCTTGACATCCTGGCAGGCGCAGCGGACAGGTTAGCTCTGTCATGCTCTATATGGCTGATAACGGCCCACATAGTGCCGGTTGTGCGCCGCAGAGCGCACTCTGGTGCCGCCAGTAGGGGTTGAACCTGCAAGCACCCGGTTATGAGCCAGGAGTTTTACCATTAAACTATAGCGACACAATAGCTGGCATTTCAGCCAGCGGGAGAACCATATTTAGGGCGGCGCATATGCAGGACGCTGGTTCCGTACCCTAGGAGGTATGAACAAAATGTTCATAAGAAAAGAGCTAAACTATAAAGCCTTTTCATTTACTATTATACTATAAAATTCACATTTTTCAAGCACATTAACGTTGTTTTTTTACCAAATTCTTGTCCCAATTTCAACTTTGCCCGCATTTAGGCCTTGAGCGTATTGTGCAAGCATGGCAAATGCGTCCGGCACGTCATCATGTCTGTTTTTCCCTGCCATTGTGTACCCTGTTAAAAACGACAAAACACGCCTGTATTCCTTGTTATTCTTGATAACGGAATTATCTTTGAACAGGCAGTGTTCCATCACCCAGGGGGAATTTACAATGATTTTGGTTTCCTTGTTTGCGGTGGTGTACCTGGTCACAATCCTTGTTATTCCGCCGTGCGCCTTTACTTCCTGCTGGCATTTTTCTGCCACTTTGCCGCCTGCGCTGTTGCTTTCAAACTGGGCCAGCTGAACCTTGTGTTTCACAAGAACCATCCAGAGCCGCGTTTCCACCACGTCTGGTGCGCCGTTATCGCAGACGCATTCCTCAATGTAAAAATCATCCCCGTATTTGTATGCAACGGGCAGAACCGCATAGTCAGAACCTTTTTCTTTGGTATCGCATACTGCAATAATGGCTTCCGGCGCTTTATCCGGCAACTCAAAGTATCTGCGCAGCTGATCTTCTGGGTACAGCTGCCCTTCCCGTTCAATCGGGCTTGTCATAAACAATGCACGCCAGCTGGCATCATCCATTGATTCCCGCATGTCAATATAAAACTTGGTGCTGAACCCTACCCCGTTAGCATAATCAAAATTGCTTTTTTCTTCCTCGTTCAGGGCAGGCATGTGCAAAAATTCAGCCCTGGGGTTGTTTTCGTTGTTACGTTCCAGCCTGTCCATCGGGTCATGCAAACTCCAGGGTGTGGCAATGTGCAGTTCCCGGCATTCACCAATTTTGCGCTGCCGCAAATCCGTTGTGTATAGCTGCCACAGCTTATCCATGCGTTCCCGGCTCATGGCTTCCTCAATGCCGCTTACAAGGTCATCGCAGTATAACAGCTTTTGCGCACGCACTTTGCCCGCATTGCCGCTGCCGATAGAAGAAAATTCCAGTGTGGCAAAGCGCTTTGGCTTGTACATGTCTATCATCATGTCCTGCGCATTCGTTCTGGCAATGCACACGCCGGGGAACACGTCTCGCCACAAATATTCCCCGCCTTTTGCCATAATTCGCAGGCATTCATCATACACGCCGCGCAGAAATGCGTTGCTGTGGCTGCCACCTAAAATCGGCATGTCGGGGTTCCGTCCGGCAAGCCATGTCAGATAAAAAATGGCAGTGGTACTTTTCCCGGTTCCGGGCGGCATCATGATTCCTGCAATGTCCAGTTCCCCGTCTTCCAGTTTTTGCAGGGTGTTTACCATCCGAATCAGCTGCTTTCGGCGCGGCATATAAAACCGGCTTTTGGGGTCACGGTCAAGTTCAATGTACTGGCAAAAGGAATCAAAGTTATACGGCGCATTGAACAGCAGCAGATTCCGGTTCAGCTCAATCAGGTCATTGCAGCGCGGCAGTGTACCCAGCTTATTATGCAAATCCACACTCAGCTTGTGCGCCTGCTTGAAGTTTTCTTTTTCCAATTCCCGGATTGCAGCAAACGCATAAACTGCTCCGTCCGCTGTCTTGGCTCGCATTGTGCTCTCTTTTGCAATTTCAGAAATTTTCAAAATAAAAAAGCGCCCTCCCTCAAATTTGAGAAAAGGCACTTGGCACAGGGCACTTGGCACTATTTTTTTTATTATAGCATCGTTTTCCGTTGCAGACAAACTGTTTATCGTTGATTTTCGGCCTTTTTTGTTTTTTGAAAAATTCAGGAAGAATCCAAACAAAAAAGCCGCCTTTGGTGTGTCGGCACCAAAAACGGCAGGCAGGAATATTATTCAATGGAATTTTCGTCTTTATTAGGTCATGGCCGTGAAAATGCGTTCAGTTCAGATGTTTTAGCTGTACAGCTGCAAACGCTATTATTCCTACCTTTGATTGTAGCAAATTGAAGGAGAGCTTACATTTGCATTTTAGCACAAAAAGTATGGGAACGCAAACCATTATGGGACTTTTTTATTTTTTCGGGATTGGAGGGACTAACCCCGCGCCCTTCGACCTGCTAAAATCCCCCTCCGGTATACCCCGCCGATCATGTACAAAAAATGCCAGGCAGAACGGAGCACCTTGCCCGAAGACAATAAGAAAGCGCCCAGACCATACGGCCCAGGCGCTCCGCTATATATTGCTTAAAAATGGCGCATCACACCAAAAATAATGATAAACGGAGAAGCTAACAAGAACAATACAACCAGCATATAAAACACCTCCTGCAACTATATTTTACACCCTAGCCCGCGCTATTGCAATAGCTCCGGGCAAATAATCAGCCTGCGGCCCCGCTGCAGGTGATCCCTCTTCGGGCCATCGCGGCATCAAAATACTCCGATTTTGTGGCCCTCCAATTCTCGGCCCATGCAAGTACGGCGTTTTGCGCCCAGTACGGCACGCCCAGCGCATCGCACCGATCCATGCAAAAAGACACATCCTTGCGGATCGCTGGCATCTCGGCATCATCCGCGCCGAACCTTTCAAGAGTATAGTAATACTCGGCGCACCAGTGTGCAAGGCCTTCCAGCGCCCCAAACTGGCGCTTATTAGCTTGATAGATCATGTTGTAACCCCCTTATTAGCTCAAAGCCCGGCGGCGCGTTATGCGTCAGCCTTGCGGGTTGCTATCGGCACGCGGCGGCAATCAGCCGTTTTGCAGCTTGTGCAAGTGCTCTTGCTTGTGTGTCAAGCCATTCTTCCCGGTTGTTTGGGCGGCGCTCTCCGTTGCGGGTGCGCTTAAGTTCGGATGGGTTGCAAAGCCGCTTTGCAATGTCACCATCATAGATCAGCGCCGACCCGCCCCAGCTGTACTCACTCCAAGAGCTCGCGCCGTTCAGCACCCAATCTTCCAGTTCCTTGCGGCTGGCTGCTTCCCGGCCCTCATACCGCGCCCGCCCCTGGTATTGGTCGAGTAGATCAATTGCATACGCAGTAACGCCTTTATTCCATGCGCTGCGGTCTTTCCGCGCTTCTAACGCCGCCAAGATATCGCTATAACTTTTCATTTTTATACGCTCCTTCATGTTGTTTTTTGCTTTGGCAGTGGGGCGGGGTTGCTTTACGGTGCAGCTCCGCTAAAGCGTCCGCTAAAAAGTGCGCTGGTACGCTCTAAAAAAATCAACCTCGTCAAACTCTAGCAGCTTGTTGCGTGCGCTAAACGCGTCAAGCATCCGCTGATATGTCCCGGTAATCTGCCGCCATGCTCCCGTATACGGCAGTGCCGGAATAAACAACGCGTACCCCGTCATTGTGCCATCATCCTGCGCAATAGGGGCCGGGGCCTTGCGTACCTCAATGTATGGGCGGAATGTAACCGCGCACCCGTTGACCTCTTGCGCCGCGTAAACTTGGGAAATGCTCCCCGTCATCTTGTCGCCGTTGTCAAACTCGGCAACGTACAGATCATACATGTACATGCTCACGCTCTCCTTCCGTCCAGGGCAAGCGCTACAGCATCCGCAATGTCCTGCATTGTCATTGGCTCGCGCGTATTCCGCACCGGGATAATAGTTTCGCTGTGGTACCGCGTCCAGTTATTGACGTTAGTGTGATACACCGCGATGACCTCGCCATCAGCCCGATCATAGCTGATTTGTACGTATCCGTTCCAGCCGTCAAGGCCCTTCGTTTCCCCGGCGGCTTTTTTCAAGCCCTGCATCTTGATGCCGTATTTTTCAAGTTTCATTCTTGCTACCTCCTGCCCTGTGGGCTGTTTTCTTTTGATGTCTATATTATACATGCTAGCATGTAATATGTCAACATGCTATCATGAACATTGTATGATTGCACAATTTTGATAGCATGAATATAGTTAACTTTTACATGCTTGCATGTTCCGGCGGGCCGTGTTATACTATCCTTATAATATGCAAATAATAAGGAGGACAACCATGTCAACGGATGCAAAAAGAGCAGGAAACGCGCGGTATTTGGCCACGCAAAAAACCATTACAGTACGCACACGGCCAGAAAACGCCGAGATGTTGCAGATGGCAGCAGCAGCCGCCGGGGAGAGTGTAAACAGTTACATTCTGCAGGCCTGCAAGGAGCGCATGGAGCGCGATAAAACAAAATAACTCCCCCTATCTTCCAGCGCTTCCGGCATCCCCGGCGGCGCTTTTTTATGCACTTTTGTGCTTTTTGGCTGCTTCAAAAATTTAATACGCGTTACAGCGTCAATTTGATGTTCGCTAAATCATTATTTAGCGAAATATACACCCAAAAGGCACATTTTCCCCAGCTGGGGCCATCCTGGGGATCATATCCGCCGGGCTGGAAGATGCTGCGGACAGGGTGCGCCGGTCTGCATCCTGCTGCCAAAGTCGAACGGGTTTGAAAGTCGAATCAAAGTCGAAACGCTCCCAAAGTCGAAGGGGCATCCCCTGCCTGAAAGTCGAATGATTTTGCGCGAAAAAATCTCCGGCAAAGTCAAATTGGGTTTGTATTATGTACTTCTGTTTCATGATTCAGGTATATACCCCGTGTTTTTGACCATTTCGCATGAAGATTTGTTTCAAGAGACGGTTTTGAACGAGGGATAATTATTCGTGTTTAGGGATCTTTTTTGATGATGACCGCTTGCCGTTTCGTTTATCCCGCCTTATTTTTTTCCCTTTGCCTTTGGTTTCCCCGCTTTTCTGGGTTTGCCCTTGCCTTTACCAGGCATTTCCGCGCTGATTTTAGGCTTTACTATGGCATTTAAGCGGATAGCGCGTTTCTTTGCGTGGTTATAGGCATGATAAAAGAGCACCCGGCAGTTTGTTTACATGCTGCTAGATGCTCTGTTTTCGTTTATTCAGTTTCTTTTGCTTGCTTCTTTTCCCTGCGTGGCTTTGTTTGAGCCGGTTCTATCAGTTGCTCCGGCTCTTTGACTTCCTTAAAGTCGTCTATCTCTACAAAGTCGGCGCTGAACCTGTCTTCTATTTCTTTTTGGGTCATGTTTTCGCCTAACGGGTCTTTTGTTGCGGTTATAATCTCTTGCTGATCCTGGAAGCCGTCAAAGTTTTTCTGCCAGAATAGCCCTGTTACCGGGTTGATTGCACCGTCCTGCATCAGCATTTCCCGGTACATCCCGCATACACGCTTTATTTCCCTCGCGAATTCCTGATATTCCTTTTGCGAGCTGCGCCGTCTCCCGCTTTCCCAGTCGTTTACAGTGTTTTTATCCACTCCCATAGCAGCATACGCCGCCATGTTGCCCACTTTCATGTTATACTTGACACATAGATTGATATAGTCATAAAAGCGTTTTCTGAGGGCTGGCAGGTCGTTTGTGCTTATTTTGGGAAGCTGGGATATCACAAGCAAAAATTCGATGCGCCTTTGATTCCCTTCCGGCACATTATCAGGGTCATTATCAATCATGATCGGGCTGTTTCTTTTGGTTGCCCTGTTTCCCATTGTCCTGTGCCTCCTTTATCCGGCTTATGGCCGTTTTATAATAGTCGGGGTTTTTCTCTATCCCGATGAAATCTCTATTTGTGTTGATACAGGCTACTCCAGTTGTTCCATGCAGTTGTCTAATACCGTCTCGCCTGGGTTTGTGTACGTCTTAATCAGCCATTCTTCCAGCTTTACAGGCTTTTGGGTGGGGTGCAATCCCTTTTCCCTTGGGAATTTCAGAATTGTTGTGGGGTTTCGCTTGCCGTCACTACAGTCTGTTAAGATGTCGTCACGAAACTTTCCCCAGTTTTTGGGAAGCCTTTCGCCTTTGCCCCCCCCTATTCTTATAGGGCTTTCCGTCCACATATTGCTTGTTATAGGTCGGCTGGTGCTTGTAGAATATCTGGATGCTTTCATGCGCTTTCAGGGGCTTGCGGTTTGCGTTCAGAAAGTCGCTTCCGTTTTCCTTTACCCATATCAGCTCATATCTGTACAAGTCTTTCCCAGCGCTTACAAGGGCCGCTGTAAATGGCATATCGCTGTGCAGTGCTATAACGCCATTGCTTTTGATTATGCGCCTGTATTGCGCCCATAGCGGCTCCAGCGGGATGATGACATCCCATTTGTTCCGCGTTGTACCATAGGGAAGGTCGCATAAAATCATGTCTATACTGCCTTCTGGTATTCCCTTCAAGATGTCCATGCAGTCTGCGCAGTGTAGTTTCATGTGCCCTCCATATAGCAAAAGTGCCAGCCGAACTTTCAAGTTCAACTGGCACTTGGCAATTAAGCACTTGGCACGCTATTTCTTATTGATATTATAGCATATTATGCGCTAATATGCAAGTTTTTTATTTGCCGGTGCTACCAAATCCTGCGTTGCCGCGTTCCCGCTCCGGCATCTTGCTGCACGGGTAAAAGTCGAAAGTTTCCACCTTGATAAACACGATTTGGGAAATTTTATCCCCGAAATGGACTTTATAATCCGTTGTTCCGTGATTATAGAGCTTTACGCAGATGCTCCCGGTATATCCTGCATCAATCACACCTTCGCTTGTCAGATCATGCTTAACATTCAGGCCGGATTTGCTTTTCAGGAACCCCGCATAGCCCTGCGGAATGTCAATGTGTACGCCGGTATCAATTACAGCGCTCCCGTTCGCCGGAATCATCACATCAACAGGGCTTTTCAGGTCTGCACCTGCATCCCAGCCAAAATGTGCGTATTCCGGCATGTATGCGCCGTCATCCAGCACAACAGCAACCTGTTTATACACAGTATTGCAGCTTTTGCAGCAGTTATTTTCCATTGTTTCCTCCTTTCAGTTGCTCAAGCCCAGAATTGCGAACATAAAGCACGGAAAAACCATCCATGCCCAAATACCGCTTCCTGTGATGCGCACCATATAGGCGATGAATGCCAAAGTCGCAGTCAGTGAAAGCGCGTTGCCAATACTTTTCATATGTTCCTCCTCAAATGTTGTGTGCCAGAACCGCTTTTCCGTAAGTCGTGCCGTCTTTATCGGCAATCTTAAGAACGTTGTTAATACTCACTTTAGGCGGCTCCCTTTTGCTGTGTGCCACCATCTGTGGGCTGCCATATCTTCCTTCTTTTCGGCATGCTTCACACTTCTTTTCGTTCTTTTTTCTGGTAAAAAGCCGCCCGCACCATTCGCATTTGACCAAAGATTGATTGCGGTGCTTTTCACGTTGGAGCGCATCAGCCGCTTTCCGATGCTTTTCCTTGCATTCCGGGCAAAGCCTGGTTTTTGCGCTTCCCTCAAATTCCTTTTTACATTCAGTGCAAATCTTAACCATTTACTCGCCCCCGTGCGTGTGATCCATGTAAATTACCGGTTCCCGGTCATCATCTTCATACCCCGCCGCAGCTCTGCCGACGGACACGCCGATGGAATAGGCTCCCGCAATCAAAATTGTGACAATCGCGGTGCCAAGAATTGAAAGGAAAATGTTCATTTTTGCTCCCTCCAAAGTCCTGAAATTTGTTTGCAGCACAGGGCAAACAGGTAGATCAGCAATGCGCCGATAAGCATCGCTCCCGGTGCTGCAACGAAGATCAAAGCAAGGCATTTGATTGTGTAGATGCAGTTTGCGTCAAATACTGTCATGCGTCTTTCCCTCTTTTTTCACTTTCCATACCGCATATAGAGCAGCCATTACTCGCTGTCCTTCCGGCGTGGCAAAATTGAACGGCAAATACGCACTGATACATGCTTTTCTAATGGCTTTCAACGCATCACCGCGCCGAATCAAATCGTTTGCATCACCAAAATCTGAAATCTTCGGCACGCTGTCAAGCTTCAAGCACTGGGCATCAGACGTGCTATTGTCGCAAGCTAGCAAAGTAATCCCAATTTCTTTAGGCGGGTCATTCTGTGCATCGTGCCAAACGGTCGCTTTAGACTCCTCGATAGCGTCCAGCTTTTCTAACGCATCCCGGATTACCTTGACGGCGTTCTGGTAACAGTCGCATCCGTGGCAGTAGCTTCCGTCCAGCTCCCATCTGCAATCGCTGCAAAAGCCGTATTTTATGGCGACGTTAAAGGCTCGTTCGTAAATTTTGTTCGTCATTATATGTCTCCTTTGGCGGTTTGGGGAGCGGCATCCAGTGGGTGACGGATTCAAGCGTAATACAGATATATCCATACGGCACCCAGCGCCAGTTTACGAATTCTCTTGTAACCGCATCCCAGCATTCAAAATTGCTTTCAATGCGACGAGCAAAAAATGTACCCTCGTTTTCTGCGTTGTAAACAATGACCTTTTCGTCTGGATCTGGCAGTCTGTCTTTAACGCTTATCCACTCATCTCTTTCGGCGGAAATGCACTTGCTGTTTACTGGGTCAAAAAATGTTTGCTTCATTCTTCCCTCCGCAACCACTTGATAGCAGCTTTCACGCTGTCAAATTCTTCGATATATGCAAAGCCCGTGCTATTGTCGCAAGCTACCACGACAGCGCCACCTTCACAATTTTCCAAAGATAGATACAATCCTTTTTTCTCCTCTTGGTGGTCGATTATATAACTCATACATGCTTTATCAATGATTTTTACCGGGTTATTCGGCTGGCTTGCGCCCGGAATCGGGCATCCTATTGTTGTGTTCATTCTGATACCTCCTCTACATACGTCATTCCCTGGCGCAGATTAAGAAATTTCGGATTGAGAATACAAGCCGGGGCGACAGCGCCGTTGATACACGCACCAACACAGCCAAACAGACCACCAATATCCACAGAATCCACAGAGCGAACCATAGCCGCGCCGCATCCCGTGTCGGAATCCTCGTAACCGCAATACCACGGCGTAGCAGTCCAAATCCAGCTGTCGTAGTGCGGAATAAACTCGCGGTACTTGCGGTACTCATCACACGTCAGAATAAAAACGAGGTCTTCCACAGCACCATAGGCGCGGTCGCCGTTGTCTGCAACAAGGTCAACAGTATGTGACAGCAGACTTTTTCTATCGAAAACAGCATTCGCCAAAGCAGATAAAATTCTCCGCACATTACTGGTGCGATAGTTATTCAAGTTGCCTTTCTCATCGGCAAATTTATCATTTGGAGAAAACTTTACATCTTCTGCCCACGCCTTTGCCATAATGGCCATCACGCCGCCGTCAGGCGCTTCAAAGCTCATAATTGCTCCCCCGTTTCAGCCACATCAACCCCGATGTTTTGCAGCGTAACCTGCGCCCATGTGTCGGCCAGCTGGTCAACGCGGTAGCTGGAATACTTTTCCGTCACGGGGCCGCTCATGGCATTCTGGATTTTAACCAGCGTTGACGGCTTCAGTCCCACCTGATAGCAGGCCAGCAGGCACAAATACAGTGATCGCAGTGCAATATCCTGCCGCTCCTTCATCACTTCCTCATGCACCCTTGCGATTGATTCGGCTTCAAGCTTTGCAATATAGGCTTCCGCTTCTTTCTTGTAGCAGGCAGGGAGCTGTATTTTGGCTTTCATGTTTATCTCCTCCTGTGGCCCGGCAGGCCGTGATTCCTCACATCCCGCCGGATTTTGTCTCCTCTGAGCACATCCGCTTCGTTCAACGCCTGCGCCTGCATGCGCTACTTGCTGATGTCATCCATCTTGGCGCGGTATGTAAGATACCTGCTGCAAGTGCTATGGCATAGCGCGTGGCGTTCCGGACAGTGCTCACATGGGGCGGATAGTGTTCCGGTCATTTTTTATTCTCCGTTCCTGATGTAATTTCCCCATTGTTCGGCCATTGCTTCAGCGATGCCAGGAAAAGTTTTGCTTCTGACTTTTCCCGAACGGCTGATAGTATCTTCCCACGTCCGCGCCTTTCCGCTCGGCAGCCTGCCAAACAATACTGCGTTGTCAGGCTTTGAAAGCCCTGTTCCATGCAGCACTGGAAGATTAACCAGCCAAAGCGATGTTGCTTTTGTAACGTAATTTTCTGTATCTTCTGTAGATTTTGCGAACATATATGGGTGAATCGTTTGGTCTGGTTTTCGATACGCCGTGTTCATAAATCCTATGGGATTTTCGATCGCTATTCGCTCCGCGTTTGCTGCAAAAAATCGCATAAAAAATACCGCACCTTTTGCCCGCTCAACCCACCGTGCAACCACCTTTTCTGGTGCTGTGCACCGCAAAGAAAAACTACGCGTTGCAACATTGCTAAGATATGTGCAAGGTGGGTGTGCAATCAGCAAATCCCATTTTTCAATATCGTGCGTTTTGCCGTCCATTGTTACTACTTGCCCCCCCTCAATAGCTTTCAGGGCATCGCCCAAGATGTGCCATTCCGGGTGTCCGCCGGACGGCTCCTGAATATCGCAGCTGTATGCTTCAAATCCTCTTTCCCGGAATGCCTTGCACACCGTCTGGGATTCTTCGCAGGCAATAAGAATTTTAGGAGGCATATGTTGAACGGTTTTCATGGTTCATTCAACTCCTGTATAATAATTTCCGTTCTTGGATTTTCTTTGTCGTAGAGCACACGGGAGCCGTCCACGCTGGCAATGATGGTGTTGTTATCGTCTGCAAGGATTTTTGCGGCTACCAGCGTGTCATGGGCGGATTCGAGTAGGTTCGTTAAGTCCACGCGGCGGTGGGTTGGCATGTAGAACGCCGCAGCAACGCGATAGCGCCCCGCCAGCGGGGTTTTCGGCTTTGGGGTAAGAAAGTATATGGCTTGCTCTTCGTAGCGCTTATAGGCGCTGCTAGGGGCTATGAACGGCATTCCCGTTTTCCGATTTACCAAAATGCGTTGTGAGTTCTTTTTCGTGACCGGCGGCAGCGGGATGGTGTACTTGTAGATCACATGCCTTCCTCCCGTGCCTTTGCCCGGAATTCCGCTGCTTTCAGCTTCCATTGTGCTGCGTCATAAGCGCACTTCATCAACTTCTCGCCGTATTTTTCCATTTCCCGGTCAAGTTCAATCGTTTTTTCTGTGCAAGTCTGTGCAAGCTGCATGTACATTTCTCGGTTAGTCAATGTTTGTCACCTCACAAAATAGATGGAACGGCTTCACCCACGCAAAATCAAGCTGTCCGCAAGCGCCGTGCCTGTTCTTAACGATCTCAATCACGGTATCGCTTTCGCTTGGCGGGTCTTCTTCCCGCTGTTCTCGCAATTTGGTGTAGTGTTCCGGGTTAATGGCAAGAATCATGTCTGCATCGTGTTCAATGGTGGCAGAGCCAAACATGTCGGACATCTTGATAAGTCCCGTATCGGCGGCTCTCGCGGCCTGTACAAGCTCAATGATGCAGATATGATATTTCATTGCCAGCTGCTTTAATCCCCGTGTAAGGGCCGCTAATTCGTCATTGCGCTTTTCTTTGGCGTTCGGTGGTGCCACAAGCCCCAGATGGTCAATGACAACCACTTCCGGTTTTCGCTCCTTGATGGTCAGTTCAACATCTGCAAGGCTGGTCAGGCTGGAATCATCCAGAATCAGCTTGTACCGCCTTTTCAGGATTTCTGCATCCTCTGCAATCTTGCTTTCTTCCTCTTCGGTCAGCGCATGATTTGTGATGCGGATGCTGTCGATCTGTTCCCATCGGGAAAAGATTGCTGTGTAAAGCTGTTCCCGGCTCATTTCCATTGACTGGTACAGCGTCAGGCAGGTTTGCGATATCTGCGCCGCCATTTGCAGAGCCAGTGTTGATTTGCCTTTGCCGGGCCGGGCAGCAATCACTGTTACGCCGCTTCGTACAAGTCCGCCGGTCAGCTTATCTAGCGTTCCAAAACCCGTTTGGATGTTGTCATTCGGTTTTTTCAGCCATTGCAGGAAGTCCTCTATGCCATCAGCAAAATCCTTTGCGCTGCGCTGGCGCTGGTGCTCCATGATGTGCTGCTGCTTTTCCATCATGGCGGCAACCGCGCCGAACATTTCATCCGCGTCTGCATCCGATGCTACAAGTTCGCCCATCTTGGCAATCATCAGCCGCTTCCGGTATCCATCCAGGACACAGTTGATGTAGGTGTTGAACCCGCTCACCGATGGGACTGTCTGTGCGCATTCGTAAGCAATCGCCTTGATGTTTTCTTTGCAACGGGAAATTATCGATACTGCATCCGCCCGTTCCCCTCTGCGATCAAGCTCCTTGCAAAGCAGGAAGATATCTCCCAGGTCTTTGATGCTGAACATCTGCGCTGTCAGGCTTTTGAACGCTTCGCTTTGCCGGTCAGGCTCTATCAGCATGATGCCAATAACGGCTTTTTCCGCAACAGCTGTATTCATTTGCCTGCCTCCTTCCACCCAATGA